CATGATTACAGTTCTTCTTCGCCGTCAGCGCCGCCCTGGCCGCCTTCGGCACCAGCGCCTTCGCCGTCGCCTTCAGGCTTCGATTCGGCCTTGCCCTGGCTCTTGCCCTGGTTCTTGCCGCCCTGCTGCTTGCCGCCCTTGCCGGTGTCGGCCTTCGGCGCTTCGATGGTCTGCACGGATTCGCTCTCGTCGCGTGGGGTGCGGATGGCGTCGGGCGAGCTGGCCTTCAGGTCTTCCAGTTCTTTCGCGGTGAAGTCGAAAGCTTTACCGGCAGGGATGCGCACGCGCTTACCTTCGCGGTACAGGATGATGGTGTTATTGGCGATACGTTTAGGCATGGTGTTCTCCTTGGAGTCTATGAAGTAGGCCGAGGTATTACCCCCGGCCTTGTGTCACTGCTTACTTGACCTTGATCTTGAAGGTCGCATTCGGTTCACGCGGAACCATCAGCGGCGCGGATTGGGTCAGCAGGTATTCCTGGCTTGGGTCTTCCTCGTCCCAATTCTTGAAGAACAGGTCGAGGGAGCGGAAGCCAGCGCGCTTGTCGCGGATCGCGCCGAAGCAGCGCACGCCGGACATCATATCGCTCACGCCTACCACGGTGTCGGTGTCGAGGTAGTAGGTTTCGGCCAGGGTGTCCGGGTCGATGTAGCGGGTGGTGTCCACGTAGCATTCGATCCGGCCTTGACCCGACACGCCGCTGATGGTGCCCATGTATTCGATGCTGTCTTCGTAGCCATCGGTCAGGGAGTTGATGCGGGTGACGCTGGCCTGCACGCCGCCCACGGTCTTGTCCATCAGGTCTTTCAGGTCAACGCGCTGGGTGAACAGCTCCCATGCGTTGCCGCCGAAGATCAGGCGCGAGATGCGTGCGCCGGACAGCTCGTTCGACTGCTTGCGAGCGTCCTTGATGTCTTCCAGCGGATTCGCGGTGGTCTGATCCCAGGCGGCAGCGCCGGTCAGGGTGAAGGTCAGCGACGCATCGCGGCGGAAGTCCACCAGGGTTTCCGGGTAGTCTTCGCCTTTGATGATCACGGCACCGTCGATGGTGGCGCGTGCAGCCAGATAGTTCCAGGTGTTTTGGGTCTTCTCTTTCTGCGTCTGGATCAGGTAGGCGATGACGGCATCGCGGCGCTGTTGCAGGGTCAGGGTGCCGCCGTAGGCTTCACCGGCCAAGCGCTCCATGTGCATCGTCGGATCAACGATGTCCTTCTGCTTGGTGTAAGCAGGCTTGAAGCGCTCCGAGGTGTAGCCGGACAGGCGGTTCGGGCGACCGGACACGTTCGGCACGACGAACGGTGCCAGATAGCGCTTGTCCTCGAACACGCGGTCGAAGGAGATGTACTCCTGATCGAAGTTGATCTGCTGTTTGTAGAACTCGGTCAGCCAGAAAGCGGGTGCGACCTTCACGCGGCGCGAAACGCCTTGGAGGGTCATCAGATCGTACAGGTCTGCGGCCATGGTTGTTGCTCCTTAATCAGTGTAAATGGTTTATACGGTTTGATGCTCGGCTTAGCCGACCAGATGGCCGATCTGGATGTTCTGGCCCACCAGCAGAGCTTTGCGCTCGGCGTAGGTGTCCACGGCGGCTTCCCACTTCAGCGCTTCGTGGTTGAAGCGGCCAGCAGTCCAGTAAGGCACGTCCACGCCAGCACCAGCGGCAGGCTGCGCGGCGATGACGATCTGGTTGGGCTGGTGGGTGCCGGACACGAACGGGGTCACGGTGTTGTTAGCCAGCAGAGCGCACACCTGATACTTCAGGATGGCCGCAGCCGACTTGGCCGAATCGGTGACTGGTTGCACGCCGCCGATCCACAGTTGGAACGGTGCGGCACGGGTTGCGAACACTTCGCTCGCGGCCAAGTCCTGTTTCGGATTCAGCGGGGTTTGGTCTGCCATGATGATGCTCCTATAAAGGGTTTAGAGATTTACTGCCGGGCCGAATTTTACTGCTTGGCTGGTTCCACTTTGTAGCCAGTCGCCAGCGAGAACGCGGACAGGATCGTGTCCACCTTGCTGCCAGCGCCATTGCCGCCCTTGTCAGCGCCGACATTCGGGTGATCAGCGTTGTTCATGGTTTCTTCAAAGCCGGTGCCTTTGTTGCCCTTGGCTTCTTCCTCGGCCTTCTTGTCGGCTTCGGCTTTCTCGGCGGCCTTGCGGTCGGCTTCAGCTTTCTCGGCGGCCTTCTTGTCGGCTTCAGCCTTCTCGTCAGCGGAAGGTGCACACAGCGCCAGGGCGGCCTTCGCTTCGTCCACGGACATCGAGGTGGAGAAGGCGTAGTGGTTAGCCAGCGCCGGGTTGTTCTTCGCTTCAGCGGAGTTGATGATGCCTTGCACGCGGGCGCGTTCGGCGGTTTGTGCGGCTGCGGCTGCTGCCTTTTCTTGCTCAGTCATGGTGCTCTCCTTTACAGGTTCAGTTGATGCTTCTACAGGTTTAGCTTGGGCTTCTTCACCGTCGTCGATTACGTCTTCGATGTCGTCGCCGTCGATCAGGGCTTGCAGCGCCGCACGCGGCACGGCAATCACGTCCACCAGTCCCAACGCTTTAGCATCGTCGGCACGGTAGGTTTTGGCCTCGGTATCATAGACGACTTTCTCGTCCAGCTTCCGATTTTGCGCTACGACGGTCACGAACGTAGCGCGGGACTTGTCAACGCCTTTCTGGATATCGGCCTTCACCGACGCAGGAAGCGCTTGGTATGGGTTGCCATCGACCTTGTGATCGCCGCTGTAGATAAAGGTGATCTTCAGGCCGATCTTGTCGAGCCATTGGCTCATGTCCATGTGCATTGCAACCACGCCGACACTGCCCAGCCCTGCGGACGGGATGGCAATGATCTTGTCGGCAGCGGACGACAGCGCGTAGGCGGCGCTGTAGCAGTTCGAGTCCACCACGGCAATGATCGGCTTGCTGCCGCGTGCTGCCGCGATCTCGGCGGCCAGCTCGAAGCAGCCAGCGGCCTCGCCGCCGTAGCTGTTCACGTCGAACACGATTGCGGTCACGTCCGGGTCGTTCAGCGCGAGGTTGAACTGCGAGCGCAGGAAGTTGTAGCCGGTGACGTAGCCGTAGTAGCCGCCGAAGCGGTTGATCAGCGAGCCGTGCATCGGGATGATGGCGAGGCCGTCAGCGAACGCGAACGCCTTGTTCTGCACGCGGTTGCTGAAGCCGTAGGCTTCGCACAGCTCGCCGCGTACCTGCGACATGAACTTCTCTTTCGCGCTGTCCGGGTTCTGCGCGGCCATCATCATCAGGTCGTTGCTGAAGCCCTGGTAGGACGGGTGGATGAATTGCTCGCGCAGGTTCATGCGCTGCGCGGCGCTGTGTGCCAGATGGTCGCTCATTACTTCTTCTCCTTTTGTTTGCGTGCAGGCGGTTGCTCGTCCTCGTTGCCGTTCTCATCCTGCATGGTCTGTTGACGGTCGTTGGTTCCAGGCTTGGTCGCGTCCAGGCTGAAGGACAGGCCCAGCTCTTCGATCAGCTTCTCTTCGCTTGCGCGCTGCTGGAACACGGCGCGGTAGTCTTTGCCCAGGTTGGCGATCTCGTCCTGATAGGTGGACAGGCCGCCCTTGATGCGCATGAGCGCCGCCTGCGTTTCCTTCGTCTCGTCGATCTGCGACTGGCCCGCGCCGATCCACGTGCAGGCCACCAGCGCCTCGCGCATGTACGGGTCGTAGAAGTTGAAGTTCTTCGGCAGCGGGATCACCGAGTCCTTGCGGTTGATCTCTTCTTCGAGCCAGCAGATGTACATCATGGTCGCCTGCTTGTCGGCCACGGTCTTCTTCCGGCCACGCATGAACTTCTCCGTCTCCGACATGGAGGCGCGTGCGCCCGCGTAGTTCGACTTGCTGAAGTCCTTCGTGAACTGCTCGGCGCTGATGCCCAGCGGCGCGGCGATGCGGCGCAGCAGGCTCTCTTCATACGACTGGCCGATGCCGCCCGGCGTGCCTGCGGTCTTCAGGTTCAGCTTCGTGCCTGGGAACAGGTGCGGCATCTTCACGCCGTCGATGCTGATGTTGTTCGCGCCGTTGATGTACGCGGTCATGGCGGCCATGTAGTCGGACAGCGCGGTCTTCAGACCAGGGCCACCAGCGCCCATCGACGCGAACACCACCTCGCTCGGCAGCTCCGATTCCACGGCGGCGGCGTAGGTCGCGTTGACGATGGCGTTTTGCAGCGTGATCTCGCTGAACTTGCGCGTCATCTTCATGTCCTTCAGCGCGCTCACCATGTCGGCCACGCCACGGGTCTGCTCGGCTTGCAGCATCTCCTTGATGTGAATGACCTGACGGCGGCCCCACGGGAAGTAGGCCGGGACGCGACGCCATTTCCACTGATCGTCGCCCTGCATGAAGTCGCCTGGGAAGCCCTGGCGAATCCAGTAGGCTTGCGGGCGACCGTAGATGTCACGCTCGATACCGGCGCGCACGTTGGAATCGTCCATGCTGCCGTTCGGGTTCGACAGGCGGGTAGGCGACACCATCTGGAAGCAGGTGGAGAACGGACGCGCCGCGTCGCGCTGCCACTCCACGGTCGCCAGGACTTCGCCGGTAAAGAGGAAGCCGCCGACGCCGAGGCGGATCATGTCGGTGAAGGTCATGGTGCGGCCAGCGTCGAACCAGCAGTCCACGGAGTCGGCCATCAGGTTGAAGCGCGACTCGACGACCTCCTTGAACTGCTTGGCCCAGGCTTCGGTTGCGCCGAGGGCTTTGTAGTTCGGGTTGGAGACGAGGCGGAACTGCGCGCCGACGATGGAGTCGCGGTGGACGTGGACAGCGCCGGTAATGAGGCCGTCGTTCTGCACGGCGTCACGACCGCGAGCGTCCATCAGCTCCTTGCCGCTGTTGATCTGCTGGTCGGGCGACACGATGGCCGGACGCCACGAACCCATCTCGCGGCTCCACTTCTCGGCACCTTCGATGCCGCCGCCGTATGCCTGCTCGACCACGCCGCTGCCACCTGCGGTCGTGAGGGCTAGGGCTTTCTGTTTTCGGGATGCCATGGTTGCACCTTAGAAGAGGAAGCCCGCAGGTGCGGACGGGATCAGGCCGCCGCCGCAAGGGTCGGTTACGCTGAAGCCGAGCTGGGTCTTCAACGAGAGGATGTAGGCGTTCAAACGCGCCGCGTTCGCCACGGCGTATTCGACACGCTGGCCGTTTTGATCGACCACGACGCGGGCCGACGTGCCGGTCATGAGTTCGTGGTATGCAGCGAGCGCTTCGTCGAGTCGCGCCTGAAGTGCTGCTGCGGTTACAGGGTCGGGAGTACAAGTCATTTGATATTTCCTTTCAGGCGAGAGCTTGGGCCATTGCTGCAAAGTCAGGCTCGGATTTTACACGGTTTCCATAGGGGTTCTCTTCGTCGGCTTTACGGACAAAATCGTTCTGATCCCACTCTGCCGCCCAGGTCGGCGGGTTCGACCAGTCCAACGATTCAACACGGACGTAGGTGGATACGCACAGGCCAATGCAGTAATAGAGCAAGTCCCATGCCTCGTTTCGGGTGTTCACCTTCAACCAGCCCTTCATTTCCCGCACCTCGGCGCACAGTTCAGCGAACCACGAGTCGGGGAGCCATGCCGGGAAGGTGATCATGCCCTTGCCCGGTTCCAGGCTGTCCAGGCGACCATTCAGGTCGTCCTTCAGCACGTTCGAGTTGAGCATCAGGACAGGGACATCGCCCCGTGCGAAGGTCTTACTATCTTTGCGCTCCGAGTCGGGGAAGGAGACGCGGGTGCGCGGCTGGCCGGGCTTACCGTCACCCTTCAGCAGCACGAAGCGATTGGCGGCACCCTGGTTGCGCAGCCGACGCCAGAACTCGTAGGCTTTGCCGGTCACGCCCGCTTTACCACCGGAGTCGCAGCCGGTGATCTTGATCATCATCTTGCGGCCACTACCATCGGACAGCTCGTATTCGAGGTTCATCACCTGCTCGACCAGCAAGTCCCAATCCTCGGTGTACGTCGCCGGGCGCACCGGCAGCGGGTGGCCGTCTTCGTCCAGGCGTTGCGACTTCTTGATCTCGAATCGGTCGATCACTTCGATGTCGAACGGTGCGCCCGGCTTGATGCCGTTCACCTGCACGACGAACGCGCCCTTCTGCACGTCCACGGTGGCCGCCAGGAAGCGCACGTGTTCCGGCACCGTGCGGATCAGGTGTTCCGGCACCTTGGTGGCGCGGGCCTTCAGCGTCTCCGGTACGCGCAGCTCTTGCTGGGCCTTGCTGATGTATGGCTCGCCCAGGTCGTTGTTGTAGAACTTCTTCAGTGCTTCTTCGGAGCCAGTGCGCTCGAACTCATCCATGGCGTCGAGGTACATGTTCACCAGCTTCTTCCACGTCACGAACGCGGCGGCCACGCCACGGAGCCAGAAGGACGCGATCAGCGACTTCATGCCCTGGCCGCAGCGCTTGCCGAACTTGTTGATGTACTCGCCGTCCTTGATCCACATGCCCCACTCGTTCATCTCGTAGCGGTGGTCGCCGTGGATGTGGTGGCCGCAGTGCGGGCATTCCATGCGCGTGCTCTCGGCGGCTTCAGTGTTGGACATGCCTTCTTCGCGGCGGTACTTCAGCATCTCGAACTTGCCCTCGAAGTAGCGGTCGCATTCGGGGCAGGGCCAGTACCAGCGGCGGCGGTCGCCACGGTTGTACAGGCCGATGATGCCCGGTGCCGGTGGCGCTTCGTGCGGCGTGCGCAGGATGTACTTGATGTCGGTGATCTCGCGGGACGGCGACGACTCGACGAGGCACATGGCGTTGGAGCCGAACGTGGTGGTTCGCTTCATCGCCAAGTCGAACGGCTCGCCGTCGCCTTCCACGTCGTCCGGCATACGGTCACGGTCGGTCAAGACCACACGCGGGATCGGCTTACCGGCCAGCTCGGTCGGCGTCGGCCAGGAGATCGACAGCATCATGCCGTTCTTGTAGTGCTTGTCGAACTTGTTGTCGTTCGCGGAGCCGGGGATCATCATGTCGCCCACGGCCTCGCTGTCGCGGTTCAGGCGGTCGATACGGCGCATGGAGAAGTCGCGGGCCGCCGTGTTGGTCGGGCAGACGATCATCATGTCCATCGGGTCGATCTTGACCGAGTAGAGCGTGGTGTTGATGATCAGGCCGTCCGTCTTTGCGCACTGCGCCGGGCCGACGAAGGCGATGCCGCTGAACTCCGTGGACGCAAACACGTCCATCGGCTCGCGCATGTATGGTGTCGTCGAATTGAGCCAGTCACCGACATACGCGCCGGGTGAGTTCACCTTGCGGTACTTCGCTGCTGCATCCGACACGCTCAATCGTTCAGGCGGGCGCAGTTGATCCGCGCACGCGATCACGATGTCTTCCAGGGTTTCAAAGCTCATCGTCGTCTTCCTCTTCAACTACGGGCGCTGGGCCTTGCTTCACCTCGTAGATCATTTCGGCTGCGGCTTCCTGCTGCTCCGCATTGGTCGGCTTCTCGGCAAACTCCTTGACCACGTTGCGGTACGCCTCGTTCAGCAGGCCGTCGCCCAGGCTCTTCAGGATGCGGCGCTGCGTCTCGCTCAATTCGGACTGGCGATCCACGGCGTCCACGAACAGGCGCACGGAGTTCTTCACGATCTTCATCACGCCGCCGATGGCGCGCACGACGCGCTCGGTGGGCCACAGGTTGCCCTCGCGTTCCTGCACTTCCTGCTTGATCTTCTGCGCCGACCAGAACTCCTTCGACAGCATCTTCGGCAGATCAGTGGGGTTCATCTTGCGCACGTACTCTTCGATGTCGAACATCGGGCGCACGAGGTATGGGGCGGCCACGTCGATGCGCCATATCTGCGTGCCGTTGCGCACGCCGGTCGGCGGGCATTGGTGCAGCTTCTCCACGAGGACGCGGTGATCCATGCGGAACAGCACGGAGAGCTGCGACAGGTTCGCGCCCTCGTACATGATGACGTTGCTGGTTTCGTCGGCCTGCGCATTCTTTCGACGGGTGATGTGTTCGCGTGGCTTAGTCATTGCCAATCCTTTCTGCGATCAAGGCGCGCAGCTCACGCGACGACAAGCGCATGATGTCCTTGATGTGGTTGTGGTGGTAGATCGGCAAGGCGCGGCTGCAATTGCGGTACGCCGCGTAGGTGGGATAGGCCATGCCGATTAGAAGGCAGGCTTGTTGCGCCGGTCGCCCGACGTGCGCTTCAAACCTTTCTATTATCTTGTTCGCCATAAAAAAAATCCCCAGCTATTCATTGAATAAGTGGGGATGATACAGCAGGGAAAAACCCTGTGGGGGTCTTTACAATACTTCGTCGGCCAGCAGCGCCTCCACGCGGGTGTCGATGTCCAGGGTCTTCGCGCTGGCCGTCTTCAGCAGCTTCATCAACTTGCGCCGCATCTTCCGCAGGATCGAGAACAGGAGCATCTGCGCGTCGTCCTTGGCCGTCAGCGCTTCGATCACGGCTTCGTCCAGGGTGCCTTTGCAGACGATGTGGAAGACCGTCACACGTTCGAGCTGGCCCTGACGATCCAGGCGGCCCACGAACTGCTGGTACAGCTCCAACGACCACGGGATGTCGAAGAAGACGACGATGTGGCCGCCGTCTTGCAGGTTCAGGCCGTGGCCGCCGCTGGCCGGGTGCATCGCCAGGATCGGTATCTGCCCCTTGTTCCACTTCTTGATGCACTTGCCGGTCTTGTCCATGAAGACGAGGTTCGGGAAGTGCTTCTTCAGGCGCTCCTTCGACGAGCGATGGTGATAGCCCAGCAGTATCGGCTTGCCCTGCGCTTCCTCCACGATCTGCTTCAGCATGTCGATCTTGTGATCGTGGATGCGGTGAATCTTCAGCACCTTCGCGTGGTCGTCCTCTTCTTCCAGGCCCGGCTCCATCGTGGTGTTGTACAGCACGCCGGACGCCATTTGCAGCAGCTTGGCCGACAGCGCGGCGGCGGATTCGGCCACAACCTCGGTGCCGTCAGCAAGCGTGACCACCATGTCCTTCTCCATCTTGCGATAGAGGGCCATCTGCTCTTCGGTCATGTGCACCGGGCGCTCGATGTAGCGAGGCGGCACCATCGGCAGGTAGTCCTCGCGCTTCATCACCATGCAGATGTCGGAGATGCGCGCCAGGATGTCCTTCTCGCCGTCAGGGCGCAGCTCCCACTTGCGCGTGTACTTGTTCTCGGTGAAGTATTTGCGCTGGTAGATCGACAGCTCTTTGCCCAGGCGGTCGCCTTTGTCGAGCAGGTAAATCTGCGCGAACAGGGACATGTACCCTTCCGCCGCTGGCGTCGCGGTCAGGATGTGGCAGCGCGTGACGTTGCCGGGGTAATCGACCACGCTTTGCAGCGCCTTGAAGCGGTTGCTGTTGTGGTCTTTGAAGCCGCTGCTCTCGTCGATGATGATGCAGCGGTACGGCCAGCCCTTGCCGCGCTTCAGGTAGAACTGCACCAGCCATTCGATCCAGTCGCGGCTGATGAAGTGCACCTGGGCCTTGTTCAGCGCCGCCTCTTGCCGCAGCTTCTCCTTGCAACCGGCCATCCAGGCGCGGGCGTGCTTCTCGCGCTCGCTGGTGAACATCTGGCGCGACAGGCCATCGGCCATGCCGTCCTTGTAGGCTTTCTTCAGGCGCGGGTCATCGTCGTCCACGTGCACGACGTTGTAATTCATGGATGCCAGATGCTCCCACTTGTCGAACTCGTTGGGCCACGTCGCGGTCGCCACGCGCAGCGGGCCGATCACCAGCACCTTCTCGCCGTCCTTCAGCTCTTCGCCGTCCAGTAGGCCGTGTACGAGGTCGGAGATCAGCGTGCCAGCGCTGACCGTCTTGCCCAGGCCCATGTCGATGAAGAGGCCGCTGAACGGGTTATCGCGCAAGAACTCGTAGGCCGTACCCTGGTAGCCGTGCATCTGGTCGCGCTTCAGCTTTACTTCGTCGAAGCGCGCCAGGATGTCATACAAAAATGGATCACGGTGGCTCATTTCAAAATCCTCATTGCTTCCTCAAGGTTGTCAGTCCAGAACACCTCTGCGCCGTACTTGCGCATCTCCTTGTGCTTCGAGAGCTGCTTCGGCGTCGGCTTCTCGCCAAGCTTCTTCAGCTCGATGAAGATCACGCGCCCGCGCCGGATGAAGATACGATCCGGCACGCCGGTTTGGCCGGGACAGATGAACTTCCCTTCCCACCAGCCGCGCTTGTGCGCGTAGGCGATCACCGCTTCCTCAAGGCTCACCTCAAGGTCGCGGCGCATGTTAGGCAGTGGCAGCATCTTGATCCACCTCCACGTCCACGTAGCCGCGCTCTTCACGACAGGTCTTACACACGCGCATACCTTCCGGCACGAAGGCGTGCTCCTGCCACGCATCGCGCACCGTCTTCTCGGCGCGTTCGCAGTACGCCGTGCGCGTGCCGCGCTGGACGTAGTGCAGGGTCTTCTGCTTCGGCAGCGACGCGAGCATGGTGCCGTGCTGCTTGGCGATGCGCGGGTCTTGAATCTTCAGGCCGATGTCGTCCAGGCGGGCGTAGGCTTCGCGCACATACCATTCGTAGTCGAGGTCTTCCGGCACCGAGTAATCGTCCGGCAAGTCCATGATCGGGCGACAGCCAGTGGTGCCGGACACGCGAGCGCCGGACTCCTTGCTGATGAACGCATACGGCGTGTCCACGCTGTAGTACCAGCGCACCATCACGCCCAGGTGCTCGCCGTTGTAGAAGCCGCCCGGCTTCTCGACTTGCTTCACGCCGACGAACTCGCGGATGTCGCCGCACGAGCGGATCGTCTGCTCGATGTCGTCGCCTTTCAGCAGGTAGTTGACCACGGCGGTCGAGCAGATGTCGAACGTCGGGTCGTGCTTCTCTTGCAGGCCCGCCTTGGCGAACAGACCCTTGCGCTTCGCTTCGACCGGGTTGCCGTCTTCGTCGGCGGTCAGTGCGATGTACGAGTTCACGTCGCGGCTGTACACGCCGTAGTAGCGCACGGCCTCGGTGGCGAGGTGCGTGTCGAACTCCCAATCCCACACGATGTTGTCGAACTCGTTGTAGCGGTCTTTCGGGATCACGGTAACGATGCCGTCAGTGTTGGCGCTGATGACGGTGAATCCGGCCAGGGTCAGGCGCTCGATCAGCATCAGCAGGCAGAGCTGGCCGGTGATCGTCACGTTGATCATCATCTTCGGCGCGTACAGCACGGAGTACGGCGAGCCGGTCTTGCCGAACGTGCCGTTGTTGACGATCTTGAAGGCGTCGGAGACGCGCTTGTAGGAGACGGACTTGGCCTTGTCCAGCTTCTTGAACTTGGCGGCCAGGGACTTGTACTTGTTCCGCGTCTCGACGAAGTGCTTGAAGATCGGCGTGAAGTGCACACCGATGGATGCAGGCGAGAAGCCGCAGGCCAGCATCAGCGCCGGGTAGTAGCCGCGCACGTCGCGGTCTTCGATCACGGTGTCTTCGTCCATGATGAAGGAGCGCTTCTTCTCTTTCGAGTGCAGGCCGCCGATGCCCATCTTGTACTGCGTGCCGTTGATCTTGATGTCGAGCGCCTTGATGGAGTCCGGCAGCTTCACGACGCCCCAGGCTTTCTTGTAGGCGTCGCTGCTGTGGTTGTCCGGCTTTGGCCCGCCGCGCACCTTGAACGATGCGGTCGTGACCACGTGCAGCATCTCTTGGAGCTGCGGCGTCTCGAACTTGATGAAGTCGGGCGGCGTGTATTTGAAGTCCATGGCGACCACGGTTGGCTTCTCCGGTCGCTGCTTCGTCTTGCGCTCGTACTCCGCGCTGATCAAGGCTTCCGCGATCTGCGCATCGGACTTGCTGCGCACGTCCACGCGGTACTGGCGCGTCAGGTCGAAGCGCAGCGTGAGTTCGTCCGGCAGGCGGCGCTTCAGCTCGGCGGTCACGTCCAAGTCGTTGAACATGTATTCGACCACACGCTTGCGCAGGTGCGGGCGCTCGACCGGGCGCAGCGGCTTATCGAACGGCACCGGGGTTTCTTTCATGCGGCGCATTCCCATGCGGGCCGCGTACTTCTTCAGCGAGATTTTCACGCCGGGGGCAACGTCGAACAAGTCCACCGTGTCCAGCCATGCCGGGACGATGATGGGGTACTTATCGACGAGCTTCCACATCGGCATACGGCGCACGATGATGTCGTCGTTGCACTCCTTGAGTGTCTGGTTGTCTGCGCCCGACATGGCGAGGCAGATCATGGCGATATCGTAGGTGGCACCGTTGAAGGTGTAGATGCGGTACTTGCGCAGAATGTTCCTGACCTTGGGGATGTCCAGCTCGCAGCCGTCGTACAGCTCATACACCACCTGCTTGTTGGTGGCGATGTTCTGGAAGCCGATGCACCAGTAGTCGGAGAAGCATTCAGTGTCGCACGTCGCCTCTTCTTTATCGAGATCGGTGATCGAGTCGATGAACGATTGTGTGAGTGAATCGCGTGGCATTGGTGTGTCCTTAAACGAGAACAGGCCCACGGGCTGTTACGCACGCGGGCCTGCGGTACTACATGGAGGTATTACAGCTCATCGTCGTCATCGACGGTGGTGGCCTTCTTACGGTTCGGCTTGCTGCTGCCCAGGTCATCATCGTCGTCGTCGTTGCCACCAGCGGTGCTCCAATCGACTTCGGAGTCGTTGATGCGGCCTTGTGCGAACGGCTCGCCCTTCTTGAAGAACTGGATGGCCGACAGGCCGCAGCAGATACGCTTCGGGAACTTCTTCGTCGCACCCTTTGCGGTGCCGTTGAAGTACCAGGGGCGCAGCAGGATGTTCACGTAGCAGCCAGCGAAGAACATCTCGTCGATGCGATCCAGCAGTGCTTCGACTTCATCGCCGTCCGTGACCTGTTCAGGGTCGAGGATCAGCTTGCCGCGTGCGTCGCGTGCGGTCGGGCGGCGGGATTCGGACGCGGAGATGACCCAATGGCCCGCATACTCTTCGCGGTCGGAGTCGTCGCCGTTTTTGATGCAGCGGTACTCCGGTGGAATCTTCACCTCGTTCTTTTCCATCAGCTCGTTCATCAGGGACACGAATGCGTCCTTGGCGTCCTTGTGGGTCGCCTTCGGCAGCATCGGGACGCCAGCGTACTTCTTGGTCTTCTTGCCGTTGTCGTCTTCGTTCTCCTTCATGTGGCCGATGGCCGGGAAGGAGAGGCGGACGTTTTCGAGCAGGATGAATTTGTTCTCACCCTCTTTGTAGATTTTGAAGTTCTCGCCGGATTCGATCTGTTTCAGTGCCATGATTTCAGTTTCCTATTCAGGGTTTCGTTTCGTGTCAAATTTCAGTGGTGTCGGAGAACACGTCTTCAAACTTGTCTCCGAGTGCTGGCCTGCGATCCGTCTTCAGCGCCAGGGTTGTACCCCCAGGCGGTTTGAACACCAGACCGGCCAGCAATTCAGGCAGCTCCTTGGTCTTGTACCCAGCC